CTAATTTTACAGTTGCTTCCAGAGCTGTAGTTTCAGCCATATAATCGTTATCAATCCAGCATTCTCCAAAGGTTCCATTAATTACCCGATCTGGTGTGTAATTTTCCCTTATCTTTCCTCCTTACACGGTAATCTCTAATTCGATGTCTTCCATTACATCCACGATAGTTACTGAAGCAGCTAAAAATACCTTATCATCTGTATACTGTTTTTTTACTTCCTCGTCACTCATACTTTCAGCATCATCTCTGCTGATTCCTTTGTTTTCAATGATGTAATCTTTAATTTTTTCTACATCAAGTGTAATGGTATAGTCCTGAATGAGTCCGTTTCTTTCCATTTCCTTAAAATAGGCATTAATCGCAGACAATAAAAGACATTTATTGCTGTATGTATTCGGATATTTTCCGATATAGTTGTCCTCTGCCAGAATGACCAGGTCGTCGTGCATCATATCCATTGTTTCTACAACACGGATTTTTTTCCATGGATCTGATTTGCCCTTCTTGACATTAACCAGTGAGTTTACGCCTCTGGCTACTTTTACTTTTTCACCATCGTAAAAAAGAACGAACTTCCCTGCATCAACTGCAGCGTCCAAAGCATCTTTGTCAAGCTTTTCGCAGTCCGTTATCTCTTCCAGTACGGCGTATGTTGAAGAAATTTTATAAGATGTTCCTGCAAGCAGCCCGGCGATTCTGGAGCAAAACGCTTCTGGTTTATACTCTTTTTCATTTATTGTTACACTATTTGTAGCATAATTAATGATTCCTTCGCAGTCGGCAGTATTATCTGGGAGAATTGCTTTTACCTTATTTCTTCCCTCTCTCTGAGTTTTAACCCATGTTACGATTTCTTCTTCCTGGCCGTCTGTCTTTACTGTAGGGAAACACAACCAGTTTACTTTTTTGATTTCAAAATAACTAAGAGCTTCGTCGTAATTCTCAGCTTCTTTTTTCAGTACATACACAACCAGTTTTCGCGGTGTTGTGTCGTTACCCTTTAATGCAAATTTAATCTGTTCTTTATTATCATCCGAAAGCTCATCTGGAATATCTTTCTCGCTGTAAATAATAGCTGGATTCGCATCTGGAACTGTTGTATTTTTAATAATCATTCCTACTGTTCCACGTTCCGAACGTCTAATAGATTCTCTTGCTGCTGCCACAAAGACAACATTCATTACCGGTAAACCCCTATCCTCTTACCTCCTGTTTGATTATTAATTCTTTCATTGTTTCGCTATCATCTTTCCTTAAAATCTGGTCCCAGAATTCTACATCGAACTGGCAGACAGGAATATTCGCATTTTCGCCCTGGAAATTCAGATCTATGTTACTGGTGTTCAGGTTTCTGCTACCCACTGTCAATTTCAATCCGAATAATTTCTCCATATTAGAGAAAAAATCCATGCCCTCTGCCTCGTCTGGTGCTTTCTGGATAAAATCAATTTCTACTTCTACATTTTTATGAAATGCATTTTTGATTGCTTCGGAATATGTCTGCGTCACATACACAAAAAAGGAAGGTCTTGTATAGCCTTCCACTGTGTCTGCTCCATAGATTTTTACATCCGGATACTTTTCTTTTAAAGCGGAATTGACCGCTTTTTTGATTTCTTTAAGTGTCAAATCCCGCCTCCTTTAATATTTCGTCCAGCAGTTCCTGGCCGATCAGTTCTGCATGATCTGCGCGTTGTGCCATATACTTCGCAACGGTCTTTTTTCCTTTTACCTCGCCAACTTTGCGGTTGCTCCCAATTATACCCTTACCCTTTTTGTTTTTTCTCTTATGCGTTACCATTTCATGTCCAAGTTCATAAAGGTGATAATGTGGCGCTGACGATGTTACCGCAACCGTCATTTTGCTTCCTGACCGGATAACTTTTCCCTGTCTAAAGCTTTGAGCTAATGGTTTAGGTTTTGATTCACTTCTAGGACTTGCATAATGATGTCCTTTTGCCTCAGAATCAACTCTGCCTTTCAGGTCCTTCGCTATATTCCTTGCTTCTTTCTTTAAAACTTTTTCGGCAGAAGCAGGAAACTGTTTGGATGCTGTTTCAAGCGATTTCTGTAAATCAGAAAAATCAAATTCAAACTTGATACTTGACCTTTTCGAATACCTCCTCGCATTGGATTTCCAGCATTCTATGCAGATCATCCATATCCAGCGGTGGGCCTGCAATAGAATAAATACGTCCCTGATACTGGATTCTCATATCTGCAGTAATGCCCTTTCTGAACCGGATATAAACTCTATGTGTAACCTCTGGTTTTAATTTGCTCATAAAATTGTATTCTGAAGATTTACATGGTTTTATAGTCGCCCAAACCGAACAATATTCTTCCCATTCAGCCTTGTCCTGTCCCATTTCATCTTCCGTGGTTTTCAGGCGGAGAAAAGTAATCCGCCTGTTCAATTTTCCAATATCAACCATCTTTTCCATCCTCCAGTTCTGCAAGCTGGAGCTGAAGGACAATAGAACTAACCACATGTGAAACTCTCTGTTTATCAGATTCTTTCACTGTCAGAACACGATTTTCATAAAAGTCCTGCATAAGAAGCATGAACAGCATTCGCGTTTTCGGATTCTCCTCATCACATTTCCCTACAGCATCTTTTATGTATTCTTTTGCCGCATTCATCATTAGCTCTATAGTTTTATCGTCTGCATCATCGTCAATCCGCAGATATTCTTTTACTGCTTCAATGTCCATCAGGTCACCGCCTTACATTATTCTCCTGTAACAGTCGCATCTTTGATTGTAAGCTGTCCGTATACAAATGCTTCAGTATCTTTTACTGTACAGTCTTCTCTTTCGATTGCTCTGAAGATTGTAAGATCTGATTCAAATGCATTTAATGTTCCAATCTGTGCAATATTTGAAGTCATAAGAGTCATCTGGTTTCTGTCCCAGAATTTAATTCCCTCTTTTAAATCTCCAATGATCATCGGAATTTTTCTATTTCCGTTTGTTTTTGTATCAGATGGCATATCAGAATTTGGAATGACTTTTAACGGTACGATTGTCGCGCCTGCGCATATTCTAAGTTCCATTGGATTAGCAGGATCTGGCTGCAGGATATATTTTCCTTCGTTGTCCTTTAATGTGTCAAGCCACTGTAAACCATCATCATTTGTAATGATTGAAGATGTAGGTTTAAAAGCCTGTCCAAGTGTTACATTCAAAGCCTTTTTAATGTCATCAAGACTTTCAATTGCTGTTGTGCTCTTTGTCTGGATCTGCTCGATGATCATTTTGTTTCGGGTGATTCTTGACTCATTTGCAATCCATTCGGTCAGGACACCTGTAATATTCGCATCTGTATCAGCCAAGAGCTCATTTGTGCATGGGAAATATCCGGCATACTTCTCGATCTCGTATGAGATTCTTTCAAATTGCGGAGTTGTTCCAGCGGTAATTTTCCCGCCTTCACTTACTTTTGCGAATCCTGTCTGCTGTGCTCGTTTCTTAAATGTTCTCTGTCCTTTGTCTGTAGAGACATTTTCTACATCTACAAGGCTGATCAGGGAGAATCTTGCATCTCTGTATGTGTTAATCTGTGTCTGAATGTCTTCTGGAACTGTATAGCCGCCGTCTGCCGGTGTTCCTTCTGTCATCGTCGCATTTCTGAATCCTCTTCTCGCTGCATCCGCAAATTCTTTGACTGAGTTCTTTGGTTCTGCCGGTTTTGGGTCCTTCGGCGGTTCAACTGCTCCATTTCCATTCGGATCCATGATGTCTTTCAGCAGATCGAACTGCTCCTGCAGATTCTTCAGCTCTTCTTTTGCTGTTTTTGCTTCTTCCAGTTTTCCCTGTTCTACCAGAGACTGTACCATTGTCTTTTTCTCATTGATAGAGTTTAAAAGTGCTAATAATTTTTTATTCCTTATTTCCTCCTCTGCTTAGATACCGAACTGATCTAAGTCGTTTAACAAATCATTTTTCAACTGTTCTTTTTCATCCTGCTGTTCTTTTTCTCGCAAGACCTTATTGCGGATATCATCAGTTAGCCTTATTCCACATACGCAGTTAAAGAACTGCTGCCCGGAATCCTCAATCTTATCGATAAATCCCATCTCCAGGGCTTTCTCTGCCGTAAGCCAGGTTTCTTTATCCATCATTTTAAGGATTTCATCTTTGGATCTTCCTGTTTTTCTTACATACGCTTCTGAAAGTGCAGTATTCATTGTTTTTAGAATTTCCGCATTCTTCTGCATATCGTGATAATCGCCAGATGCTCCGCTCATAGAAACATTGTGAATCATGATCGTCGCAACAGGGCTCATTTTGCAGGTATTCGACATTGCGATCACGCTAGCTGCGCTTCCTGCAAGAGACTGGATGTTAATTTCTACGTCATTTCTTCCGTTGAGCATAGAATAGATTTCCTGCCCTGCCATCACGGAACCTCCGCCGGAATTGATATTTACAGTCAATTTTTCTCCTGCCGGAAGTGCTGCGATTGCATTTTTAATATCGTTCGGACAGGTGGACTCCCAGTCTAACCAGTCATAAATCCATTTGTCGTCGTTTCCTACGATATCTCCTCTTACATCAACTTCCCTCTCCTTCACCTCCCTATATAGTCAAGTCTTTTTTCCTTGAAAATCAAGGATTTTTTAACGTTTTATCAATAAATATCTCAGAAGAAGGAGCCATAGGAATGGACATTTCTCTGTATCTGGTACGAAAATAGTGGATTTTGGGTGCACAAAGTAAAACGTCTTCTTACTTCGTTCTACATGGCCTTGTGTGTACCCATCCATCTACGGCAGCGAACCTCCCATGTCTACCAGGATCATCAGTCTATGCCGAGTCCTAACTTCTCTCGTCCCGCCTGTCCATAACCAGGGTGTCAGCTCAGCTCCTTTACAGGGTCATGCCCTCTGGAATATATTCCTGCCGACTACTGGCTCATTCTTTGTTTGTTGTATTACTGACTTCTTTCCTGCAACAGCACCTTCCGGTGGACGTTTTCCTGTTCAGCCTTGCATCTCTCCATATCTTATTCACACCATCCACGCCAAGCTCTTTGATATCGCAGGGCAGTGGAGCCTGTTTGATTATCATTAGTCCGCTCACTGCATCAGGATTCTTATAAACGTCTTTTATTTCTGGAAAATAAATGCTGAACCAGCGGGCGATCCTGTTTTTGATCCTTGTGATCTCTTCCTGTGTCTGAATTCGAAGGTTAGACAGATTTCTGATCTCTGCATAGATTCCGGTTGGAATATATGGATACGAAAATCTTCCTTCATTTACCAGACCTGCAATTGTTTTTGGATCTTTACGGTCATTTTTACTCGGATTATTGTCATCCAGCTCTTTGGATTTCTTGACATGATGCGGATTTACATGTACCGGCTTCATTCCCTGTTCCTGCAGGTACGCTCCAAGGTTCAGCCAGTAGTGGCCTGTTGGTTCCATCCCTGGAATAATAACATCCATACCATGTTTCTCTGCTATATCGTCCATCCATTCTTTGAATGCTGCAAATCCAGCTTCATCATTGCTGAAAGCAAACGGCTTCTTTGAGTACTCATAATTGCGCCAGCTAAAAGCCCTTGCATAATGGGTTTCACTTCCCACATCAATACCAACGATCAAAGTTTTTTCCGTAATAGATGCAATTTTTGCGTTCTGTGTGTTATAATTCATTTCAAGTACCTCACTGTTTAATAAGATTTTTTACTAACCGGTCAAAGTCAGTAATCTTATTTTACTCTGAGGTATTTTTTTCTCAACCTTCTTTCTCGGAATTCCTTATATTTGAATTATACAAGAAGCTCCGTTTAAATTAATTCCGTAAGCAGCCCCTATATGGGTGATCGGCTGATACGTTCCATTAACCATATTAACATCGCCACCATCTACAAAAGGAAGATCAAGCAGGTCCCTGCCTTCATTGATCGTGTAAATTCCATTTTGTACGTATCCTACTATAACTTCTTTTTGTGTTTTTGAATCAGTTCTCAATATAGCTTTTTCATTGAATTTGAAATAATAGCCATCTTTTCTTTCCTGATCAGAAAGACACTTGTAATTGATTTCCTGTTCATATTGCGAAAGTCGATAGCTCATCGTGTCTACCAGGAAGGCTAACTGCTGACTTTCAGAATTTGAATAACTTGATTTGTCATAATTATTCAACTGATTCGGTTTAATCCCAAATGCCGCTGCGATCTGCAATGCTGTATATTTTTTTAATTCTGAATACTGTGCATCCGCAAGTGTTACGTTCAGCGGCTGTAATGTCATTCCGATCGGTACCGCAACTACCTTTCCGGCATTCTTCGCTCCGGAAAGCAAATTGTTATACTCGTTTTGCAGCGCCATTCGTTTCTGCTTATCCAGATCGCCAGTGTACTGCAGAGCTGCTTTCGCAGTTAATCCACTTGCATACAACTTGTTGAGGTATTTCTGCGACTCAATTGCACCGGATATGGAATCTTTCAGTATCTGGCGTACCGGTTTTCCCATAATTCCATCAAATGTGCTCCAGGTTTTAAAATGCAGCACATTATTTTGTGAAAATGTATAGGTTTTTCCGGTTTTCGGATCGCTGTATCGGTAATACAGATTCCCCGCTTCTCCAAATACTCCTGCATCATCCATTAATACATCTACGTAGTTGCTCTGCATCGGCCAGAATGAAAGAATATTATATTCTCCGCCGAAGCGGCCTTTCTTTTCAAACTTTGTCTGGATCCAGACGTATGCATTCCCATAATGTTCACAATTATATTCTATCGTTCCCCAGAATGTTGCCGGTGTCATGATCCGATTCGGTCTTTCCATCAATAATCTTGATGTCCGATTCGGCTCTGCCCGTATTTTGCCCTTGTCAGTTTGTTTATAGAACTTCAATGGCATTTTCCCCATCGTTTCAGAAAGCATTTTCAGACAAGTAAAATATGTCACTTCTCCAATTGCATTTCTTGGTGTATCTGGTTCGATGCCAAGCCAATCCAGGAGCCTCTCGTCATCCAATGATACAGATTCTCCGACAAGGGAATTCCACATTTTCTTAATTTTCTGTAGAATCCTCGTGTAATATCTCCTTTATGAAATTATCAATATAGTCTCCATAATCATCCCCGAAGACGTGAAACATCGCCAGTTTAAAAGCGCATAATGTTGCATCTACCGGGTCAATTCTTTTCGTTGTTGCATCCTTATCAATCTTGATAAGGCCATTATTCTGCCGGACTACCGCATTACTCATCGCATAATTCAGCAGAGGATTGTATGTGTATATGACATTCCTGCAAAAAACCTGTTCTTTGAATCCTTGTGTTGCTTCGTTCAAATGTTTGTGACTCTGAAAAACTTCTTCAACGTCATATCCTTCGTTTGACAGGTCCATCATTAATTTACTAGCATTCGCAGGATCAAAGCATAAGCACTGTATCTTTAAGTTTAGCTTTTCGCATGTTTCAAGTACATACC